GTTGGTGCAGGGAGATTGTTTGGACAAGATGGGCGATATACCGGACAAATCCATTGACATGATCCTATGTGATTTGCCATACGGCACCACCTACGCAGACTTTGATACCGTTTTGAAGAACGGAAAACAGATGAGTGCGGACTCTATAATCAACCTAAAGGCTCTTTGGGCTCACTATGAAAGGATAATAAAGGATGACGCTGCCATTGTTATGTTTGGCTCACAGCCCTTCACCTCCATCTTAGTATCATCTAACCTGCCTATGTATAAGTATTCGTGGGTGTGGGAAAAGAATAGGGCAGCTAACCACGTTGCGGTTAAGTTTCAACCCTTAAAGGTCCATGAGGACATTATTGTATTTAGCAAAGCTGGGGTGAATACCGGGGCTGCCACACCGTTGAAATACGATCCTCAGGGGGTTTGCTGGGAACAGAAGAAGCGCCACAGGAAGAATGACATTAGGAAAGAGGGAACTTTCCGCTACAACTCTCTAAAAGCAGGGAGCTATGAGGTTGCAGGAACGAACTACCCTCTTTCTATCTTGAGCTTCGATGTTCCTTCGGGTAAGGAAAGGGTGTTTCCAACACAGAAACCCGTCCCTTTACTTGAATACCTCATCCGTACCTATACGCTGGATGGGGAGACAGTACTTGACAACTGCATGGGTTCCGGTTCCACAGGTATAGCCTGCCTTAACACTGGCCGCAACTTCATAGGTATTGAAAAGGATCCCCAGTATTTTGAGTTAGCCAATGACAGAATCACAGCACACGGACTCTCGTTAGGTTGTGAATAGCCCGTGACAAAGGTGTGGGTATAATAACAGTGACCCCAAAGCATTAGCTAAAGGGTTTTGAAGTCAACCTAGAAAAGGAAATCATCTATTATGATGAACTTACAACAGACCTACGCAGGTGTGGATCCGATCCTCACAACGCTTGCGCAAGGTTTCATGCTCCCGTCTACCAACATTGCGAATCAATAAGGTTCCCTTCAGGGGTGACCCTGACAGGAAAATCGGGTGAATTGCTGGGACACCTGACGATTTCAGAGTTGACTTCTCTGAAAAACAAGGCAATCAGCAGCCAAGTTTACTTTGGGCATCTATTGGCTACAATAGAAATAAGTAAAAAGGTTCAACGACTAGAAAGTGACTGACCCAAGAATAATCTTTCCACGAGCGCCCGAGTCTTCTAGACACTTTTTAAGATACACCAAACTAATACTATCACGTCCTAAAAGGGACTTAGTTAAGGAGCCAGGATTTCACATTCATCACATACTGCCCACATGTATTGATGGATCTGACGATACGGACAACCTAATTAAGCTAACTTATAGGGAACACTATTTAGCTCATGTTCTTCTATACCTATCTTTCCCGAGCATTAAAAAGCTAGGGAAGCCTATAAACTGCTTTAAGTCTTCCGCTAAGAACTCAAGGGTCTACGAGAAAGTAGCCCATCACGAACAGTCCCCCGAAACTCGTAAGAAGATTGGGGAATCCAATAAAGGTAAACCCCGACCCAGGAGAGTACCGATGAGTGAAGAGGAAAGGGAGGCAAGAGCAGAAAGGACAAGAAATAGAGCATGGACAGATAGCTCCAGGGAGAAACTAAGGGAAAAGGCCCTATCTAAGCCAACTATAGACTTTGCTCTTAAGGTTGCTAATTCTCCTGACAGGGATAGGACAAAGGGTAATAACCCTCGGGCTAATAAGGAAGTTTGGTTACAGTATGATTACTTAAAGTCCGTTTGGTTAAAGAACGGAAAATGCGGAGCTAGGAAACTTTTCTCTCTGACTAAAGTCGGAAAGAGTTTTCTCTCTTTAAGAGTAATCATTAGAAAGTTTCAAGAAGAATAAGATATAGTCTGACCTCTATAGAAATATAGAGAAATAGGGGATAAAGAGCCCCTGTGATAACAAGTGTTTATTGCACCAGTTGTAGACACCCCCACCCGTGCAGGACGCATCCTGCGCTTCGGTAAAGAACAGTTTGCTATCAACGACTTCCGTCGTGCCTATGGTACAAACATTCCCTACGTCCAAAGCCGTTATGACTCCGAGCCTTATGCTCTGGAGCAGGAAGTGGTCGCCTGGGAACTGCCAGAGGAAGTCATCGAAAACGCCGGAGAAGGCCCTGCACAAGTAGACCTCCGTGCCATCGAGACTCGCAATGCGATGTCCCGCCTGATGAACAGCTATGAGTACACCGTTTCTCAAGCTGTAACCGTCACCAACACCTACAACCCATATGAGCCTTGGGATACTGTCGCCGGTTCACAGACAGGTCTAGGCTTCACTACCTGGACCGCTTTCAAAACTGCTTACAACACCGCTGGCGGCCCTGCTGCTTGGTCTGCCCTCTCTGCTAACCCCATTGAAGACATCCTGACCCTTAAGCGAGCTGTTGCTAACCAGATCGGCATTCGTCCTAACTCGGCTGTTCTTGGAACCGCTGTGTTTGACCAACTGCTGACCAACGAAGCGATCCTTGACCGCATCAAGTACACCACTGCTGATTCGATTGATACTGACGTCCTCGCACGTTACTTCGGTCTTGAGCGTGGTCTGCGTGTTGCCGAAGGTCGTTATTTGGCCAACGACGGTTCCTTGCTGCCGGTCTTCCCCAGCAACGGTATCCTGTTGTTCTACAGCCCCAACGGTCCATCTGATTCTATCATGCCCGCTGGTGGTGCTAATGCTGCAACCCCTGCTTTCGCTTATACCTACCAGTTGACTGGCACCCCTGCTGTCCGTCCTGAGTACTACATTCGCGAACGCCGTGTTGTTCGTGCTGAAATCACCATTGAACGTGTGGTTAACCTGGTTGGTCTTGGTGCTACCAGTCTTATCGGTTCTGGCGCTATGATCACCAACATTCTTTCCTAATTGGAAAGTAAATAAGGAGGTGTTCAAATGGCAATTCTCAGACCTTTAACGAAGGCTCAGTACGAAGTTTCATTCGTGGCCCCTGGTGGTCCAACACTGATCGCAACGTTTACAAAATTTAGCGGAATCAAAGATTCCTCCGATAGCAGCGAATATGCCAACGGCACTGGAAACCGAAAGTACCATGTCGTTGGACCCCGTACCGCTGATAACATCACTCTCACGGCACCTTATGATCCTGCAATCTATAAGCAACTAGAGAACTTCTGGTTAACTTATAACTGTCAGGACATCACTGTTACAGTGACTCCACGTGATTGTGTCGGGAATGCCTCAGCCCCTGGCGGTGGTCAATACACTTGCTACGGCTGTAAGTTTACCTCAATCACAACTGCTGACGTTGACCGTGAAAGCGGCGATGTCCAGGAGATTGAAATCGAACTCACTGTTAACAGCTGGGATAGAACCTGATTCTAATAGTAATACGGAGCCCCCTATTTTTTGGGGGCTTTTTTATTGTCTTTTTTAGGCGGGGGTAAAACCATTTATAACAGGCACTCATTGCGAAAAGAAAATGAAGACGACTTTTAGTTCGGGAGTAATAGTAACTAGCAAGTGGCTAAACGGTGCAAAGGAGATTGTCTTCGATGGCCAAGATTTAGACTGGCATTATAACCCGCTGGGGTTAAACTCTATGGTCACCGTTGGACCCAACGGCCTTGATAACAGGTACATCACATTGGGGACTAACCAACCCTCTGTGTCAAGTCTGGGGGAACTGATCACAGGGATACCGATCTCTGGGGCAAAAGTGGTTACCGGAACGTGGTGGTTTGGGTACCCTGATATTGTAAATCCAGACGGTCCCTCTGCAGGGGATGTTCCACCAAGCGGTAATATAAACCCCGCCAACATCCCTGAACACGCACCCCGGTCTTACACTACTAACACCAAATACACCTACGCCAATGGTGTCCCCACCCCTACAATAGTTCAAAAGTTTGACGCCCTAGATAATGCTGACATTATAACCAAACTCATTTTAGAAGATTTTTACGTTGATAACGGCGAGTTCTGATCGGAGACCTAAATGCCAAGATATGCACCGCTTCCTTCGGTATCAATCGACCCTAGGAATGAATTTGAACTACGACAAGCTGCCGCTCAGACGGTATACGAGGCTTCTAACAAAACTCTAAATGACTTCAGCTCTGGAAACCCCTTAGCAGTCCTACTGGAGGGGCAGGCGTTTGCTCAAGGGGAACTGCTGTTTTGGGCTAACCAACTTCCTGACAAGATTCTGATTGAATGG